GTTGCTGATGGAATCTTCGATGAGATTTCTGAGGGCCTCGCTGCTACTCAGAAAGAGAAGCTCGCTTCACTTGCCGAAAGTGTTGAGTTTGAAAGTGAAGAAGAATATCGTGAAAAACTGGAGATGCTGAAGGAATCATATTTCCCAGCAAACAAAGCTCCTAAAGCACACACTGAAACCCTTTCTGAGGGAGTAGATCATTCTACCGAAACTATTTCGGGACCAATGGCTAACTACCTGAGAACTCTTCAGGCTGTTGCTAAAAACTGAATTTAACATTAATCAAACACAAACATTCACAAAGGTAAACGCAAATGTTCCATTCCGAGCATCTGCAGGAAAAGTGGGCACCTCTCCTCAACTATGAGGGTCTTGATCCAATCAAAGATTCCCATCGTAAGGCGGTAACCGCAGTCCTGCTAGAAAACCAAGAAAAATTCCTGCGTGAGCAAAATGCTTTCGCAACCTCAGGTTCATTCCTAACCGAAGCTCCAGCTAATGCAGTTGGTAACGGCGGTTTCACCAGTGCTGGTGGAGACACCACCACTGCAGGTTTCGATCCTGTTCTGATCTCCCTGATCAGACGCTCAATGCCTAACCTGGTCGCTTATGACCTCGCAGGTGTTCAACCAATGAGTGGTCCTACTGGACTCATCTTCGCAATGCGTTCACGCTACACCAACCAGAGCGGCACTGAAGCTCTGTTTAACGAAGCAGATACAGTATTCTCTGGTCAGAACTCTGGTATTGGTCTCACCGCTGCAACTAACGTTGCTGCTGGTATGGGTACTACTACTCAGTATGGTTCAAACCCAGGTCTTCTGAACCCAGTTGGTACTGGTTCTTCAACTGGTTCTGATGGTTACAACGTTGGTCAGGGTATGTACACTGGAGATTCTGAGAATCTCGGTAACGGTGCAGGTAACCAGTTCAACGAAATGGCATTCTCAATTGAGAAAGTCCTTGTTGAAGCAAAGTCAAGAGCACTGAAGGCAGAATACAGTCTTGAGCTTGCACAAGACCTGAAGGCAATTCACGGTCTGAATGCAGAAGCAGAACTTGCTAACATTCTCTCTACTGAAATCCTCGCAGAAATCAACAGAGAAGTCATCAGAACCATCTACAAGGTTGCTGAGCAAGGTGCTGCTGCTAACACTGCTACCGCTGGTGTATTCGACCTCGACATCGACTCCAATGGTCGTTGGTCAGTTGAAAAGTTCAAGGGTCTCCTGTTCCAAATCGAGCGTGATGCTAACGCAATCGCACAAAGAACTCGTAGAGGAAAGGGTAACGTTGTTATGTGTTCCGCAGACGTTGCTTCTGCACTGAGCATGGCTGGTGTACTTGATTACACTCCTGCTCTGAACGCAAACCTCAACGTTGATGACACTGGTAACACCTTTGCGGGTGTTCTGCTTGGTAAGTATCGCGTATATATCGATCCTTATTCAGCAAACGTATCTGCTAACCAGTACTACGTTGTTGGTTATAAGGGTTCTTCCCCTTATGATGCAGGTCTGTTCTATTGCCCTTACGTTCCTCTCCAAATGGTTCGTGCCGTTGGTGAGAACACCTTCCAGCCTAAGATTGGCTTTAAGACCAGATACGGTCTTGTTGCTAACCCATTCGCTGAAGGCACCACTCAGGGTCTCGGCAGACTTCAAGTTAACGCAAACCGTTACTACAGAAGAGTTCAAATCAAGAACCTCATGTGAGTCTGGTCACAATTTAATCAAGAGACCCGAAAGGGTCTCTTTTTTTATCTAAATAGTTAGAAAACAATGACTACAGGTAATCTTTATAGTAATCAAATCCAAAATAGAAATTTTCTATCTTCTATTGCATTCAAATTTACTTTGAATAGAGCACGTAAAGTATCATTCTTTTCTAACTCTGCAAATATACCAGGAATGACTTTAGGTGTTGCAGAGCAACCAACTTATCTAAAAAATATTGATATTCCAGGAGATAAAATAGTATTTCAAGATTTTACTCTAAGATTTATTGTAGATGAGAATTTAGAAAATTATATGGAGATTCAAAGATGGATGCGTGGTCTTGGATTTCCAGAGTCATTAGAAGAAATTTATAACTTACAAAAACAAGATAATACTCAGTTAGGATTTGATAGCAAATCCATGAACATTTATTCTGATGGAACTTTGCAAATTTTGAATAGCAATCAAAGACCACAGTTTGATGTTATATTTAAAGATATGTTTCCATATGATTTGTCAGAATTAACATTTGATGCTACCAATCCAGATGTAGAATACTTTACTGCAGAGGTATCTTTCAAGTATACTATTTACGATATATATGACCCAAAAGGAAATAAATTATGATTCTTGACCTTGAACAAATCCAACAAATGTGGGAAAAGGATGCTCACATTGATATGGATAACTTACATACTGAATCAATTAATGTTCCGTTGTTACATGCTAAATACTTTGAGATTTACAACAATGTAATTCTTCTTAAAAAGAAAGCAGAACAACAAAGAAAAAATATTCGTCACGAGCGTTATGAATATTTTACTGGTAAAGCAGACCCAGAAGTTTACGTAGAATATCCCTTCCCTAAAAAAATTAGAGATAAAGATACTCTTCAAAAATACTTGGATGCAGATGAAAAGTTGTCTCAAATTAGTTTAAAAGTTGAGTATTACGAAACAATTTTAAACTACTTAGAAAGTATTCTAAAGGTAATTCAAAACAGAACATACCAAATAAAGAATGCTATTGAATTCTTAAAATTCCAAGCAGGATATGGTTGATAACTTTGATCTTTTGATTTCAAAATCAAACGAAGTATATTTAAAAATTACATGTGAACCCCACATAGAATATGAATTAAGGGACTATTTTAAATTTGAAGTCCCTAATGCAAAATTTATGCCTCAATATAGAGGTAGAAATTGGAATGGAGAAATACATTTATTTGATATTAGAACCAAACAACTCTACGTAGGTTTATTAGATAAATTAATTTCTTTTTGTGGTAATTATAATTACAATTACAAATTTGAAGATAATAAATTCTATGGGATGCCATTTGAAGTTAATGATGGCATTTCATATGAAGGTGTCAAAGATTATATGAAATCTATTTGTTCTCATGTTCCTAGAGATTATCAAATAGAGGGAGTATACGATGCTCTAAAACATAATAGAAAATTATTGATAAGTCCCACTGCATCTGGCAAATCTTTGATGATTTACTCTCTCGTAAGATATTATGTGGAGAGAGGGCAAAAAATTCTTGTAGTTGTTCCAACGACATCTCTTGTAGAGCAGATGTACAAAGATTTTGAGGATTATAGTTGGGATGCTTCATCGTACTGTCACAAAATTTATTCTGGTAGGGAAAAAACTAATAACTCTCCAGTAACAATTACTACTTGGCAATCAATTTATAAACTTGAAAGAGGTTTCTTTGAAGACTTTGATGTTGTAATTGGCGATGAAGCTCATTTATTTAAATCTAAATCATTAATACAAATCATGACAAAGCTACATCATGCAAAGTATAGATTTGGATTTACAGGAACTTTAGATGGAACCCAAACTCATAAATGGGTCCTTGAAGGATTATTTGGTCCATCTTATAAAATTATAAGAACTTCAGAGTTGATGGAGAAAGGGCACGTATCAAAATTAGATATTAGATGTTTAGTATTAAAGCATAAACCAAGAATATTTGCAACATATGAAGATGAAGTTCAATTTATAATTTCTCATGATAAAAGGAATAATTTTATTAAAAATTTATCCCTAGATCTAAAAGGCAATACTCTTATTTTATTCTCAAGGGTTGAGACTCATGGAAAACCTTTGTATGAATTAATATATAATGCTAAAAAAGCAAATAGAAAAGTATTTTTTATTCATGGTGGTGTTGATACTGAAGAGAGAGAACTTGTTAGAGAAATAACGGAACGAGAAGAAGATGCAATCATTATTGCTTCATATGGTGTATTTTCTACAGGAATAAATATAAGAAACCTACACAATGTAATTTTTGCCTCTCCGAGTAAGTCTAGAATTCGTAATCTCCAATCTATCGGAAGAGTTCTTAGGAAGGGTAAAAATAAAACTAAAGCAATGTTATATGACATATCTGATGATTGCACATATAATTCAAGAAAAAATTATACTTTGAATCATTTAATAGAAAGAATTAAAATTTATAATGAAGAAAAGTTTAATTATGAAATAATAACAATTAACTTAAAGGAATAATTATGGAAGACGATTTTTATGCAACAGTTAAGTTAAAAAGTGGAGAAGAGATATTTTCAAAAGTAATGCCTTGCTTTGAACAAGACAAAACCTTATTACTCATAACACATCCAATTACAGTATCTGAAATTACAACTAGAAAAGGAGTAACTGGATATAAATTAGAACCCTGGTTAAAAACAACTAAGGAAGATATGTTTATTCTTGATATGGATGATGTCCTTACACTAAGCGAATCAAAGGACGTTGAAATGATTATTATGTATCAATCATGGATTAGAGAATCTACTGATTTTGATCCTAAAGATAATCCTCACGGTATTAGAAAAAAAATTAATAGAAAGATGGGATATATCTCTAATGTTAATGATGCTAAAGAGATATTAGAAAAACTCTATAAAAATAGTTAATATATAAACTTGAAAGCGCAACAATGCTATTATACCCATTTTTGGATACCTCTGTCAAGCCTTGATTCTTCTCGTATAATAGTGTTATAATTTGAACAATTAATAAAGTTATTTTATGGGTATCCAGGCAGTGCCTAAAAGAAAGAGATCAATTCACTACGTTAATAACAAGGAATTTCTTTTAGCTTTGATTGAGTATAGAAAGCAGTTGAGTGCAGCTCAAGAGCGTGGAGATCCTAAACCACAAATTACAAATTATTTGGGAGAGTGCTTTTTAAAAATAGCAACTCATCTATCATTTAAACCTAATTTTGTCAATTACATCTTTAAAGATGATATGATTTCTGATGGCATAGAAAATTGTGTGATGTACATTCATAATTTTGATCCAGAGAAATCTCAAAATCCCTTTGCTTATTTTACTCAGATTATACACTATGCTTTTTTGCGTAGAATTCAAAAAGAGAAAAAGCAATTAGAAATTAAAAATAAAATTTTGGAAAGGACTGGATTTGATGAAGTCTTTTTTGATGATAACCTCATTGACGGTATGAATTATTCTGACTATAATTCCATTAAGGATAATATTCATTCCAAATCTAGATATTGATGAAAGTAGCAATTATTACAGACCAACATTTTGGTGCTCGTAAAAACTCTAAACTTTTTCATGATTATTTTTTAAAATTTTATAATGATATCTTTTTCCCAACCCTAATCAAAAATGGTATTAAAACCGTTGTAGATATGGGAGATACTTTTGATAGTAGAAAGGGAATTGATTTTGCTGCTCTTGCATGGGCAAAAGATAATTATTACGACAATTTAGAAAAAATTGGAGTTACTGTTCATACAATAGTTGGTAATCATACAGCATATTACAAGAATACTAATGAGATTAATGCTGTAGATCTTCTTTTAAGAGAATATGAAAACGTAAAGGTATATTCCAAACCAACAGAAGTACAACTTGATAAACTCAAAGTTCTTTTTATTCCTTGGATTAATGAAGGAAATTTTGAGGAAACATTTAAAACAGTAAAATCTACGAATTGTACATGTGCTATGGGGCATCTTGAACTTTCTGGATTTCCACCATACCGTGGTTTTACTATGCAAGAAGGTATGGATTCTAAGTTGTTTGATAAATTTGAATTAGTTTTTTCTGGACATTACCACACTCGCTCTGATAATGGTAAGGTTTTTTACTTGGGTAATCCATACGAAATATACTCTAATGATATTGGAGATACTCGTGGATTTCATATTTTTGACACAGAAACTCGTTCTTTACAGTCAGTAAATAATCCTTATACGATGCATGAAACAATTTATTATGATGATAATAATTATCAAACATTTGATGTAAGAAATTATGAAAATAAAATTGTAAAATTGATAGTCAAGAAAAAGACAGATGAAAAAAAATTTGAAAAATTTATTGACAAACTTTATCTAACAAATATTGCAGAATTAAAAATTGTAGAATCTTTCGCAGACTCGACAACTTTAAATGAAGAATATGATTTAGAATCGGAAGATACAGTATCTATTTTAAATAAGTATGTTGATGATTTTGAAGACTCAATAAATAAAGCATCTGTAAAAAGAATCATTCAACAAGTATATAAACAAGCTTGTGAGTTAATCTAACATGTACATTCTTACTTTAGAAGGTAGAGAAGAGCAAGGTGCTTATTCTGTAACCAACCAAAAAGGTCAACAAATTCTTTACCTCTTTGAAGAAGAAGACGATGCTGTAAGATTTGCAATGATGTTAGAAGAAGATGATTATCCATCACTAGTAGTGATTGAAATAGATGATGATTTAATTATAAAAACATGCGAAATTAATCGCTATGAATATGCAATTATTACTGCAAATGACATTGTAATTCCTCCAGAACAAAATGATATTATTTGAAAAAATTCGCTATAAAAACTTTTTAAGCACTGGTAATCAATTTACTGAAATTGACCTAGCAAAGTCACCCACCACTTTAATTATTGGTAACAATGGATCTGGAAAAAGTACGATCCTTGATGCCTTGACTTTTTCTTTGTTTGGAAAATCTTTTAGGGGCGTTAACAAACCACAATTAATTAATTCTGTAAATGAAAAAGATTGTTTGGTTGAAATTGAATTTAAAATAGGAACTAATGCTTGGAAGATTGTTAGGGGTCTTAAACCTACGATTTTTGAAATTTATAAAAATGGCGAACTTTTAAATCAAGAAGCTGCTAGTAAAGACCAGCAAACTTGGTTGGAAAGTATTGTTCTAAAAATGAACTACAAGTCTTTTACTCAAATTGTTATTTTGGGTAGTAGCAATTTTGTTCCTTTTATGCAGTTGGCAGCAGCAACTAGAAGAGAAGTCATTGAAGACCTTTTGGATATTAAAATCTTTTCATCAATGAATTCTGTCTTAAAGGATAGAGTTAAAACGTGTAGAGATGAAATTAAAAATTTGGAATATAAAAGAGAATCTATTCAAGATAAACTTAACATGCAAAAAAGTTTTATCGAACAGATTGAAAATATTGGAAAGAAAGATATTGAAAATAAAAATAATGTAATTAAAAATATAAGAGAAGAAAATGAAAAATTGCTGACTGACTCTCTTACTTTAGAAGATTCTTTAGTTAAAAAACAAGAGCAATTAGTTGAATTTTCTGGTGCAAATGATAAGTTGCGTAAACTTGGCAATTTAAAGGGAAAGTTATCTCAAAAAATCACAACTGTAATAGAAGACCACAAGTTCTTTACTAGTAATACGGTTTGCCCAACTTGTACTCAATCTATTGAAGAGGATTTTAGGATAAATAAAATTAGTGACGCCCAAAATAGAGCAAAAGAGTTGCAGTCTGGTTACAAAGAACTAGAGGAGGCAATTAAAGAGGAGGAAGATCGAGAGCGTCACTTTACTTCACTATCTAAAGAGGTAACTAACCTAACGCATGAAATTTCTCAAATCAATACTAAGATCTCTGGATACCAAAGACAAATCGGGGACCTTGAACAGGAAATTCAAACTATTACCAATCAACTTAAAAACAGAAATACTGAACACGAAAAATTAAAAGAGTTAGAAGACCAATATGAAGAATTGTGTAAAGAGACCGATTCTAAAAAAGATCTTTTAATTAATTATAATTTTGTATCAGAGTTATTAAAGGATGGTGGAGTAAAAACTCAAATTATTAAAAAGTACTTGCCAGTAATTAATACACAGGTAAATAAGTACTTACAGATGATGGAGTTTTTTATTAACTTTAAACTTGACGAAGAATTTAATGAGTCCATTGAATCTCCGATTCATGATGACTTTTCATATACTTCTTTTAGTGAAGGTGAAAGAATGAGAATTGATTTGGCTTTACTTTTTACTTGGATAGAAATTGCAAAAATTAAAAATTCTTTGAATTGCAATTTAATTATATTTGATGAGACTTTTGATTCTTCTTTGGATACATTTGGCACAGATGAATTTATGAAAATTATTCGTTATGTTATTAAAGATGCGAATACTTTTGTAATCTCTCACAAAGAAGGTATGAGGGATAAATTTTCTGAAGTCTTAAAATTTGAAAAAATTAAAGGATTTAGTAAAGTATCATTATGAAAGTTTTAATTACTGGGCATAGGGGATTTATAGGAAGGAATGTGTTTGCTGATTGGCAAACTACTCATAATCATTTAGTTGTGGGAATGGATTTTCCATATGATATTGAGAATTTTGTTGAAGATAATTATGATTTAGTCATTCATCTTGCAGCGTTTGCAAATATCAGAGAGAGTCTAGAAAATCCACAAAAGTTTTATGAGAATAATGTAGTAAAATCTAAAAAACTTTTTGACTGGTGTAGAGAAACAAATACTAGACTTTTATATGCGTCTTCAAGTGCAGTAGAAGAAGATTATTGGGAGAATCCTTATGCGATGACAAAATGGATTAATGAACAAATGGCACCTCCAAATTCAGTTGGGATGAGGTTTACTACAGTTTATGGTCCAGATAGTCGTTCTGATATGATGTATAGAATGCTTGAAGATAAAACTGCAACCTATGTTACCAATCATAAACGAGATTGGATTCATGTTAAAGATGTTTGTCGAGCAATTCGTTATCTTGTCAGTAGTTCTATCTGTGGTCCAGTTCCTGTTGGGTCTGGTAAATCTGTTTATGTTAAAGACTTGGCAGAAAAAATGGGAATGGGTCACCTACCAGTTAGAGAACTGACCCCAGGGGAAAGACAAGACAACGTGGCAGATACTACAATCCTAACTAGTATTGGATGGTTCCCAACCATTAACGTTCTGGATACAATCAATGAACACCCCCAATTGGCAACACCACTCTAAAAAGGAGCAGAAGCGGAAACTAAAACCGCAAGCACTCCGACAAGCAAAGGCACGTCGTCAAGCACTTAAAAAGCGTCTCAATCGAGACGCTTCTTCTTTTTTCATAAATATTTAAAAAAAATTATGGCAAAAGACGAAACTGAAATTGGTATTACTGGATTACCAATTCCTAAAAAGAAAAGATCTCCAGCAAAGCAACATGAGTTTGAAAAGAAGAGAAGGCAAAATTTAGGACCAAACGTTGGGGGAAGACCAATTAGATCTGATGTAACCCCAAATTATAATCCGCGCCAAAGAACATTTGAACAATTTATGGAAGAAGTTAATAAAAAATTCCAAGACAGTTGACCAATTTTTGAACTGTCCACCACCCTCTTTTGCCAGAGGGATTTTTTTGTATACTTGATTGAGTTCAAACGAATCTAATGTCTGTTCGCCACGAAATCAAGTCCCAACTCGCCAAGCTGCTTGCTACCGAAGACCTTGTGGTTGAGCACAAGAAGGTGGAGACTGCTTGCTTTAATGTTCATACTCGTGTCCTGACTCTGCCGATGTGGGAGAAGGCAAGCAACACCGTGTATGACCTTCTGGTGGGTCACGAAGTTGGTCACGCTCTCTATACACCTGATGAAGACTGGTTGAAGGAGCATAAGATTCCCCCACAGTTTGTGAATGTAGTAGAGGATGCTCGTATTGAGAAACTGATGAAGCGTCGTTATGCTGGTCTCGCCAAGACCTTCTATAACGGTTACAAGGAACTTGCCGATGATGATTTCTTCCAGATTGGTGATGATAAACTGGAAACTTATAATCTTGCCGATCGCGCAAATCTTTATTTCAAGATTGGTAACTACACAGATATTCCCATTGAGCGTGGTGAAGAGACTGAAATTATCAATCTGATTGCCGACACTGAAACCTTTGCTGATGTGCTCGTGGCAGCAGAGGAACTCTATAAGTATTGTAAACACAAGCAACAGGAAGAAACCAAGATTTCTTTGGATAATCTTGAGTCCCAGCAGAGTGGTGCTAACAATCAACCTGCTTCCGACTTTACTGACCAGCAGGAAGGTGAGAATGACCAACCAGAGTCTGATGGTTCTGGAGGTGCTAATTCTCAAGAAAAGTCTCAACAAAGAGAACAAACTATCAAATCCCCTATTGGTGCGGAGAATATTGAAGAACCAGAAGTTAAGACTATGGATTCTCTTGAGGAAGCTCTTAAGGATCTTGTAGATAACTCTTGTTTTGAAAACGTTTATCTAGAATTGCCCGAACTAGATCTTGGTAAAATTATTGTTCCAAATTCCGAAATTCATTCTAAATGTAGTGAGAGTTGGAATGAGTTTCTTGAAAATCACAACTTCTCTAAAGAACATATTTTTGGTGAAGTGGACAAGCGATATCAAGAATTTAAAAAATCAGCACAAAAAGAAGTTACATATCTTGTTAAAGAGTTTGAATGTCGTAAAGCAGCTGACTCTTATTCTCGATCGACAGTTGCTCGTACTGGTGTTTTGGACTGTTCTAAACTTCATACCTATAAGCATAATGAAGATCTTTTTAAAAAAGTAACTACTCTTGCTGAAGGAAAAAATCATGGATTGGTGTTTATTTTAGACTGGTCTGGATCAATGTCTGATGTAATTGTCGATACTATTAAACAGTTGTTTAATCTGATTTGGTTCTGTAAAAAAGTCTCAATTCCTTTTGAAGTATACGCATTCACTACCGATTATCCTTTGGTCAAATATAGTTCAGATGGAAAGGCAGATCTTCGTATGCTATCTTATAAAAAAAGAGATGGACTCATTCAAGTTGTAGAATGGTTTTCTTTGATGAATATGTTGACTAGTAAAACAAATTCAAAAATTCTGGAAGAACAAATGAAAAATATTTTCCGAATTGCTCATTCATTTGATCGCCATTTTTATTGTCAATATAGTGTTCCTTCTGGTCTTAGTCTTTCGGGAACGCCATTAAATGAATCTCTAATCGCTTTGCATCAAATTCTTCCAAAATTTCAAAAAGATAATAAACTCCAAAAAGTTCAATGTGTTATTCTTACTGATGGTGAAGCTTGTAATGTTACCTATCACCGCGAAGTTAAGCGTCATTGGGAATCTGAACCATATTTGGGAACATCCCATATTGGAGCAAATGCTTACCTAAGAGATCGTAAAACTGGGAATACATATGCGTTCGATGGTAATCATCATACGATTACTGAAATTCTTCTTCAAAATCTTAGGGACAAATTCTCAAACATCAACTTTATTGGAATTCGTGTCCTTGAACCTAGGGATGCTGGTAATTTTATTCGTCGCTATTATGGTTGGTATGGAGAAGAATTGGATAAAATGATGAGCGTTTGGAAAAAAGAAAAAACAATTTCTATTAAAAAATCTTCCTACAATACTTATTTTGGATTGTCTGCAACTGCTCTTGCCCAAGATAGTGAGTTTGACATTGCGGAATGTGCTACTAAATCACAAATTAAATCCGCTTTTGTTAAAAGTCTTAGGGGTAAAAAAATGAATAAAAAAATCCTTAATGAATTTATTGAGTTGGTAGCAAAATGAATTTGCAACACATAGTTAAAGAAGAAACTAAAGAAGTATTCATTTTATGTGATAGTGTAATCACAGCAATGGGAGTGGGGTCCTGGGTAAAAAAGTATTACCCAGGATATACCGCTAAAATAATATCTAAAAAATTCTTTGAGCAGATGGGACAATCTTAGAACCGTCCACTGGTAACTCCATCTTCCTCAAAGTCAGTGTACAATTACTATGTTGAAACAAACCACCCAACTACATCATGTCTCGCAAATCTTCTGTGAACGACGAAGCCCTTTTTGATAGCATCAAAGAACTTTATGGTTCTGAAATTACTTCTGGCGATCTTAGGGGTTTCTGTGCTTCTCATGGTCTGAATTATCAGACAGTGACTCGTCGCCTTGAGCAATTTAAAACTTCTCGTGGGCGTTGGAATCTTGAGGTAACCCAAGAGCGAGTCAATGAAATTGAACGTACATTCCAGTCTCCCTCTGCTCTTCCTTCCATCGAACAAAATCTTATTCCTGACAAAGATGATACCTTCGTCCAGTTTGGTAATTTTAAAGATGTTAAACGTATTATTCAGTCCTGTTTGTTTTATCCAACGTTCATTACGGGTCTTTCGGGTAATGGTAAAACGTTCAGTGTGGAACAAGCTTGTGCTCAACTAAAGCGTGAGATGATTCGTGTCAACATCACGATTGAGACTGATGAGGATGATTTGATTGGTGGTTTCCGTCTGGTGAATGGTGAGACCGTTTGGCACAATGGTCCTGTTGTGGAAGCTCTGGAACGTGGTGCAATTCTGCTTCTGGATGAGATTGACCTTGCCTCCAATAAAATCCTCTGCCTTCAGTCTGTTCTGGAAGGCAAGGGTGTCTTCCTTAAGAAAATTGGTAAGTATGTCAAACCCGCTGCGGGTTTCAACGTTGTTGCTACCGCTAACACCAAAGGTAAGGGTAGTGATGATGGTCGCTTCATCGGCACTAACGTTCTCAACGAAGCATTCCTTGAGCGTTTCCCTGTGACCTTTGAGCAGTCCTATCCTGCTCCTGCTACTGAACAGAAGATTCTGGAAGGCATTGCTCTGGACCTTGGCGTGGAAGACCGCGACTTCTGTAAGCGCCTGGTTGACTGGGCAGACATCATTCGCAAGACCTTCTACGATGGTGGTATTGATGAAATCATTAGCACCCGCCGTCTTGTCCATATCATTCGTGCTTATAGCATCTTCCAAGACAAGGCAAAGGCAATCCAAGTGTGTGTGAATCGTTTTGATGACGAAACCAAACAGTCCTTCCTGGAACTGTATGATAAAGTGGATGCTGACTTCCAAATGCCTTCTACTGGTCCTGAACTGACTGCAGAATACATTGACCAACCCACCCCATTCTGATATAATTGGGGGAGGTAAATTATGACCCTCCCCTTTATTATGGACGAACATCCTTATTCAGAAAACGATTTTAATTTAATGTCTAACTTATCAAATCAAGATTTTTGGGTTGAAGATGGAATTAGTTTAACAGGTAATCCCAATCCTTCACCAGACATGATTGTTCTTGGATCTAGACTCCCTGGTGGTATGGGTGATGACCACCTTACTTTGAATTCACCTTACACTTTTAATCTTAATATGAGTGAAACTAAAAATCATCTTTGGAAATACAATGAAGATAAAATCCTCAAAGATATTGAGGATTATGTGACTAGCACTTATGGTAGTCATTACTGTGGGCACAATCAAGATCACAAAGACATTCAAACTATTGATTTGATGGCAGCTAAGGATCTTGCTCCTGGTTTTTGTCAAGCAAATATTCTTAAATATGGCAGTCGTTATGGTGACAAAGATGGTCGCAACAAACGTGACCTGATGAAAGTCATTCACTATGCCATGCTACTCCTTCACTTTGATGGGCATTATTCTCGCAAAGACAATGGTCTTTCCGAATTTCGATGATTATGAATTTGAACTCCCAAACTATGAAACTTTCTGATAAAACTCTGAATCTTCTAAAGAACTTTTCTAACATTAATCAATCTATTCTTTTTAAACAAGGTAGTAAGCTTCGCACCATTAGTGTTATGAAGAACATTCTTGCAGAAGCAGACATCACCGAAGAGATCCCTAAAGACTTTGGAATTTACGATCTCAATCAATTTTTGAATGGATTGGATCTACATAAAGATCCTGCACTTGACTTTACTCATGATAGTTATGTTGTAATTCGTGAGGGTAAAACTCGTTCAAATTACTTTTTTGCTGATCCAAACGTAATTATTACTCCTCCAGAAAAAGAACTTATTCTTCCTTCTGAAGACGTATCGTTTAGCATTACTTCCGATCAACTGACTCGTCTTATTAAAGCTGCTAATATCTTCCAACTTCCTGATTTGTCTGTTATCGGTGAAGCAGGTGTTGTTAAGATTGTGGTCCGCGATAAAAAGAATGATACCTCTAATGACTTCCAAGTTATTGTGGGTGAGACTGAACTTAACTTCTGCTTTAATTTTAAAGTAGAAAATATTAAGATTATTCCTGGAACATATCAGGTCAGCATCTCAAGTAAACTTTTGTCACGTTTTGACAGTAAGGATTATGACCTGAAGTATTATATTGCTCTGGAACCTGATTCAACATTTGGATGAACATTTTTGTAACCTCTCCTTGGCCTGCTGAAAGTGCTGTCTGTCTCCCTGATAAACACGTTGTCAAAATGCCATTAGAGTGCTGTCAGATGCTCTCTATCGTGGCATCTGACAAATGGGGACATGGATACGGAACTCTTCCAAAGTCTGATGGAACGCCATACAAGACAGAGAAGGGAGCATTCCGTAATCATCCATGTACAAAGTGGGCAATGGAATCAATCCACAATGCCTACTGGTTAATTAAGTGGGGACTTAACTTGTCAGATGAGTACGCCCTTCGCTATAATAAGATTCACTCTTGTTATAAAACACTTGTGGATGCTTATTATCTTTTTCCTAAAGGAAAGATTACTGAAGTAACACCGTTTGCGAGAGCGATGCCTGATGAGTATAAACTTGACACAAGCATTGACACTTTTACTGCTTACAAGATGTATATCGCATCCAAATCTTGGGTTGCATCTAATTATCTTCGTATGCCAGAACGAAAACCTGATTGGGTATAAAAAATTATGAGTCGTGATGAATTTTTGTGGGTTGAGAAATATCGCCCCAAAACAATTGAAGATTGTATTCTCCCTGAGAATATTAAGAAAACATTTACAGACTTTCTAAATAAAGGCGAAGTGCCAAACTTGCTTCTTGCTGGTCCTGCTGGATGTGGCAAGACAACGGTGGCAAAAGCACTCTGTAATGAATTGGGAGTAGATGTTTATGTCATTAACGGATCCGACGAAGGTAGATTCCTCGATACTGTCCGAAACAATGCGAAGAACTTCGCTTCGACCGTCTCACTTTCGTCAACTGCTAAACACAAAGTCATCATCATTGATGAGGCAGATAACACAACAAACGACGTACAACTCCTCCTACGTGCTTCTATTGAGGAGTTTGCTAACAACTGTAGATTCATCTTTACCTGTAATTACAAGAACAAAATCATTGAACCACTCCATTCTCGATGTGCAGTCGTCGAATTTGGAATTAAGTCAAAGGAAAAACCAAAACTTGCTGCAGCATTTTTTACTCGCCTTCAAGACATCCTTCAAAAAGAGTCAATTCAATATGACCAAAAAGTACTGATTGAATTGGTTAATAAGCATTTTCCAGATTGGAGGCGAGTACTTAATGAGTGCCAACGTTATGCTGTTGGTGGAAAAATTGATACAGGAATCCTGGCATCATTCTCTGATACTAATGTAAATGAACTTATTAAAAATCTCAAAACTAAAAACTTTACTGAAGTCCGAAAGTGGGTGGTCGGGAACTTGGATAACGATGCTTCAAGTT